ACTATGCAAACATCCCCGATCCCGAATCTCTAAATAACCCAAAAGATACATCAATTAACGATCCCCGATACAGAATCTCAAATGAATTAATGCTACACATGTGTGGACACATACTCCCCACCGAAGCCATGCTGCAAGCAGTGCGCTTCGCATTCTATTCCACCCCAGGCCTTGACAAACAGCCTGGTGTCCCTGACCTCTGGTCAAGAATAGAATCCAGTTCCACACTAAGTGCATTGTGCACGAATATCCTTGACACATATAGGAAACTCGACATGAGAGATTTTGGTCATGTAACAGTTAATGCCATCCTGTGTTCTGGCGAAATGAACACTAGCTTCAAAAACACTTCGACCATGTTCTCCATGGTGAATTTCGCTGCTTTTGACCTCTCCCGCGGAAAACTGACCTCAGTCAGAAGTTTCAACGAGGGAGACGACAGTCTTTCAGTTTACCCCATTGGCTACGCGCCTGACGAAAAATGGTGGGCAAGCTATGGCTGGGTTGTCAAAGTGGAATTTGTCGGTAGAGTGAATGAAGCATCCTTTTGTGGTTTAATCTTCGCCCCCGAAGACCTAGTATCTGTTCCTGATATCCGAAAGACTCTAGCAAAGTCTGGCTGGACTAATCGGAGGTACGTTCGCTCAGGTCCTAAGTGCAGGATGTCCTTATTACGCTCTAAAGCCCTCTCAATGGCATGCGAATATAATGACGTTCCAATCTTAGGTGCTTTCGCTCAACGGCTCCTTTTCCTAACCAGACATGTTCACGTTCGAAAGAGTATCGTTGATAGCATGGAACAATACGAGAGATCAAAATTACAGCAATACATAAAACAAAAGCCTTGGCAGGAGGCTCCCAACGTTGGAATACAAACACGACGATTAGTAGAAAGACTACAAAATATCACCGTTGGGCAACAATTAGCAATTGAACAAAAACTGTCTTTAATTATATTGAATGATTCCTTTTCTTTACCAGAACTCGACTTCCCCACAACCTGGATCCATAATGTGTCAAGATGCTACACCGACACTCAGATCCCAAAAACCTACAATTTCTCAGGACGCGAGGAACTAGTTTCCTTTTTAAAAGCTGCCGTTCTGCGCTTTGATCAGCGACCTAAGAAAATTGCCCGGATGTTGCAGGAACTGGATTTATTAGCGCGAGGAGCGATTTAGCCCCGCCCCGCCAAAACCAATAAAAATCTTAACTAAAAATTTTTCTTTCATTCTTTTCTTTCTTTCTTTCTTTCTTTTACGAGGCCCGCTTAGGTCTCCGCCCGCTTCAAGATAGGCCAGCTTG